CTTTACTGAAAAGTTGAAATCGCCTCGAACAATCAATCCACGTGACCAATATTGGATTTGTAAATTCATGAATTTGATCATAACATTGGAGGGTCTGATTTATCAGTTGCCTGGAATGATCAAGAAAGTGCCATTTTTGGAACGGTGTAAATTACTGAAAGAAAATTTCGAATATGAGCCTGTCACCGTTGGTGATGGAGTTGGATTCGAACGTAGTATAAATTCAGAGAAGATATTGTGGGAAACGGTCATTATACGCCATTTGCTGGCGCCGTACCACGACAAAGAGCATATTGATGAGTTTTGCGACATGTTGAACACGCCAGTGGTGTTGAAATATCACAAGGGGCACAGTTTTAAAGGACCGGCTATGAGATATTCCGGTGAACTCACCACCGCAGTCATGAATGCTTTGCAGACATGGCTGTTGTGGTGGAGCTATTTTAAACTGCATCCCGTGGAGCATAAGGTCCCGTTTTTTGTTGAAGGGGATGATAATGTCGCATTGCGTGTCGATCATGACACTTTCACTGAGCACTCTCGGAATATGGGATTTGAGATGGAGTTAGTTGATAAGGAGCATGTTGGGCAGGCTGGTTTTTGCCAGTTTTATTTTGACATGGAAGCCCTCACCCCTGTCGCCAACCCTTGGCGGCATTTGGCAAAATTTCACTTGGTTGACATGAAGCGGAGTGAAATGTCACGTGCGAATATTGATAAGTATTTCGCAGTGAAGGCCATGGGCTTAGCCTCTTTGTATCCTCAATCACCCGTTCTATACCCCTTTTTGTATGCTGTTGCTACGAAAGTGCCAGTCAGCACTAAGGATTGGCGTCGTTTCAATGAGAATGATCGTGTTTGCGTCAAGCCCAAACTTGAGCAGCCGAACATTGCATTGAGCTCACGCGAGGTTGTGGATCAGCAGTTTGGCATTGATCATTTGACCCAAGTTCGCATGGAAATTCAGTTGGCTAACTTAGATTTTTCCATGCTCGGATTTGAGGCTAAGTATTGCTATCAGCTCTATCACGCCGCCGCGCACACCATTTCAGGCTAGATTTCCCGGGGGTGGTATTGCCACCCCCACTCCCTTGTATAT